GATATGGGGGGTCTTTATGAATTTGATGACCGAAGACCAGTAAGTGATCCAAGGCCTACCAATCAGTACTCATTCTCGTCATCACCATCGATGTCTACACCAACAAATTTTGAACGGACCAGCACACCTTTTAATGCAGGTGGGCTGGGTACGAAGAAGCGAAAGGGATTGGCTTCAAGAAAATAATCCCACAATTGGCAACCTATCCCCCTGCACTGGCTACGGTAGCCCCAATTACGGAGTAAGACATGGCAGAGATCGCCATTAAAGAAGAAAAGAAAGTAAAGGTACGTCCTATGATGTACCGGAACACCAAGACCGTCGAAGACGAAGAGCGCGAACTGGCAGAGATGGAAGCGCAACTCGCAGGCGAAGAGCAGGCAGAAGCAGAAGCTAAAGAACAGGAAATCGCTGAACATGATGCGAACCTGACTGCTGAAGAAAAAACCTTCAAGAAGCGGTACGGTGATCTTCGCCGTCATTCGCAAAAGCAGAAGGAAGACTTCGAGAAAGAACTAGCTGACATCAAATCACAGCTAGCTCAAGCAGCACAGCAGTCTATTCAACTGCCCAAGACCGAAGCAGAGATTGACGCTTGGTCAAAAGAATACCCTGATGTTGCAGCTATTGTTGAAACCATTGCCACTAAGAAGGCACGGGAACAACAGACACATCTTGAAGAGCGGATGAAACAAATTGATGAGATGCAGAATGCTGCAACTCGCGATAAAGCAGAAGCACAGCTTCTCAACATTCATCCGGATTTTGAACAGATTAGGGATGACGATGCATTCCATGACTGGGCAGAAGAACAGCCCAAGTGGGTGCAGCAAGCACTGTACGAGAACGAAGCTGACGCAAGGTCTGCTGCTCGTGCCATCGATCTTTACAAGGCTGACATGGGTCTTACCAAAGCAGGTAAGAAAAAAGGCAGGCCTTCTAATTCAGATCGTGACGCTGCTATGGATGTATCGGTTCGATCAAACGTACAGATGCCCAAAGACAAAGGTACGATCTTAGAATCAGAGGTCGCTGCCATGTCAGACAAGCAATACGAAAAGATGGCGGATGAAATCAGTCAAGCAATGGAAGAAGGCAGATTCATCTACGACGTCTCAGGTTAATAGTGATTTAAAACTATTGACAAAAACCCATTCGTAGTATATAACTATGGATATTAATGGGGCAGTTTGTCTGCCCCGTTTGCCCCCACTCTTTGTGGCTACGCATTTCCGGAAATCGTTTTAAGAAACCACACTTCATTCAGAACACTCTATGCAGTCAGCCCCTTGGCCAAAGGTAACCTGACAACGCTAAGACCTCTGAACGCACTGGGGATTTCTTGCAGGACAGTGTCAATTCTGGCTCTGCCCTTTCGTGTAACTTTTCTTTGGATTGGAGAAATCTAATGGCTGCAGGTACAAAAATTTCCGCAACCACCTCCGGTCTTTCTGGACAGTTTACCAACGGCAATTTCTCGCCGATCATTTTCAGCAAGAAAGCGCAGGTAGCGTTCCGTAAGACCTCAATTGTCGAAGACATCACTAACAATGATTACTTCGGTGAAATCGCCAACATCGGCGACTCAGTTCGGATCATCAAAGAGCCGGACATCACTGTAAACGCGTACACTCGTGGTACGGACATCTCTCAGCAAGCTCTGACTGATGCCGATTTCACGATGATCATCGACATGGCGAACTACTTCTCGTTCAAGCTTGATGATCTGGAAGATGCCATCACCCATGTAAACTTCATGGAACTGGCAACTGATCGTGCGGCTTACAAAATCCGCGACAGCTACGACGCAGACGTACTCCAGTACCTCTGTGGTTACTCTGCCGTGGGTACTCGTAACACCACTGTTAAAGGCACTAAAGCCGACTCTAACGCGGGTTCAGACGAACTTCTTGCAGCTAACAAGCTGGACATCACCGACTTCGGTGGTTCAGACCTTGGCGTTGCTGGTGAAGTAACTGCTGTTCCGCTCGTAACTGGCGGTGGTACTTCTGGTAAGACAGATCCCCTCGAAGCACTCAACCGCATGAAGCGCGTCATGGATCAGGGCGATGTCCCTGCTGAAGGTCGCTGGATGGTGGTTGACCCAATCTTTGTCGAGAAGCTGATGGACTCCGGTTCTAAGCTGATCAACAACGATTTCGCTGGTGGTCAAGATGCTGGTGACGCAATGCGTAATGGTCGTATGGCCGGTACGCTCCGCGGCTTCCGCATGTACGTTTCAAATAACCTGCCAACAGTTGGTACAGGTCCGGGTACGGTTCTGGCAACTGGTTCGGAGACGAACTTTGGTGTGGTTGTTGCTGGTCATGACGCTTCTGTGGCAACTGCCCAGAAGATCAACAAGACCGAAACATACCGTGACCCAGACTCGTTCTCAGACATCGTTCGCGGCCTACACATGTATGGTGCGAAGATTCTGCGTCCAGAAGCTCTGGTTACGCTTAACTACAACTTGGGCGAGTAATCGTTCTACGGGAGGGGCAGTTCACGCTGCCTCTCCCATTTCTGTAGGTGCGTGATGGCTACATTTCTTGACATGACTAACGAGGTGCTTCGTCGTATTAACGAAGTGCCTATTGCTGAATCTGACTTCAGCACCACGCGCAATATTCAAGGTCTTGCGAAAGACGCTGTAAATAATTCAATTAGACACATTCTTCAGTCTGCGCAGCAGTGGCCTTTTACTGTCACTGTTTATGAACAAGTTCTTGTTGCAGGCACACGGGAGTATAACTTCCCGGCTGATCTTTCAGTGATCGATTATGAAAGCTTTTATACGCAGCCCAGCACGTCACTTAATACCAGTGGTGGTGCGTTGGGTCAGATGGATCACGATCAGTATCAAAGATATTACCGCGCTGCTGATGATCAGAGGCAGTCTGGCGAGTATGCAGAACCGACTCACGTTTATAAGACGCAGCAGAATAAGTTCGGTCTGACGCCCACGCCCGATAAGGCGTACACCGTCGAATATAAATACTGGTCATTCCCCGCTGATCTCAGCAATGCAACTGACACACCCGTTATTCCCGACAGGTTCAAGCATATCATCATCGAGGGTGCGATGGTGTTCTTGATGCGCTTCCGTTCCAACGAACAAGCCGCAGCCATGCACGAGAAGAAGTTTGAAGATGGCATCAATATGATGCGCCGACTTCTTCAGCAGCCCGTATCACAGGTCACTTCGACTGTTGTGAACAAGAACACTAGCTACATCGTCAATGTGTAATGCCAGATCAGCTTCAGACATTCAAAGTATCTTGCAGAGGCGGTCTAGACACTAACCGTGATGTGCTCGCACAAGCAGAGCAAGCACCAGGAAGTGCAGTTCGCCTAATCAATTACGAGCCAGCGCTTGTTGGTGGTTATCAGCGTATCAATGGTTTTACCCACAATTACGGTACGCTTACAGGCACAGGCAATGTTCTTGGCCTAGTTGTAATGGACGGGATAGGAATTGTTGGTGCTAGACGGCCTTCTAGCGGCGGCAACTTTCTATATAAATGGAACGGTTCATCGTGGGACACGATCAATACAGTCGCTAGACCAATTACATCGGCTGTTAAGAAGGTTCGCTTTACCAAATACCGCTGGACTGGGCCTACCCTTGTAGGGTGCGACGGCGAAGACTTCGCATTTAAGTATCATATTAATAGTGGCGGCACGGCTAGTTACGCAGAGATCAGTACATCCCCTGCTCCAGCCAAGCCCAAGTTTGCCGCCGCATTTAAAAATAGACTGTTCTTAGCAGGCAATAGTGGCGAGGAGTCGCTGCTTTATTACTCTGCATCTAACGATGATACAGATTTTACGACAGCCAGCGGTGGTGGGGCTATTAACGTAGGCTTTGAAATCAATGCCATTAAGCCATTTCGTGACGCTCTCTACATTTTCGGTCGGACAAATATCAAGAAACTGACTGGGTCTACGACCAGTAACTTTGTTGTTCAGCCTGTAACCGAAGACATTGGTTGTGTAGCTGGCGATAGTGTTATCGAGATTGCAGGCGATCTTCTCTTTCTTGGACCAGACGGTATTCGCCCCATTGCAGGTACAGACAAGATTGGTGACGTCCAGCTTGAGACAATCTCTAAGCGTATTCAGAACCTAGTCAAAGGCAACATCGAAAACTTTGATCTAGAAAACTTCACTTCAGTAGTGATCAGAGGCAAGTCCCAGTTTCGTTACTTTTTTGATGAAGATTCTGAATCAGGAATTATCGGTGGTCTGAGAGAGCAGCCGCAAGGCGGTATTAGTATGGAGTTCTCAACGCTGTTGGGAGTTCCTGTTACAGCGGCAGATAGCGGGTACATCGGTAAAGTCGAGACGATTGTACACGGCGATGAAAACGGAAAAGTATACGATCATGATTTAGGAAACACCCAAGATGGCACAAATATCGTGTCGGTGTTTCAGACCCCATTTATCGATTTTGGGGATACAGAGTTGCGGAAGAACCTTCACGTAGTCGCGGTTTTTCTGGATACGGTAGCAGCCACAGACATTACGTTCTCCCTGCTCTACGACTACGAAGACACAAACACGTTCAACCCCGCCAACTTTAATATTGTTGATCCGGGTACAGCCGCGACTTTCAACGAAAGTTTGTTCGACAGTACGGCTGAATATGACGGAACGCCCTCACCAGTTATCCGAAAGTACGTTTCA